GGTTTGTACCGGACTGAAAAGTAAATACCTTCTAAAAAAAAGGGAGGCCGAAGCCTCCCATCAATCATAATCCAATATCGTCTCGCCAATCTGGCAACTTAGGCATTTCTTTTTCTACTTCTTTTTTCTCTACCTTTTTTACTGGTGCCAGCGAAATCTTTGGTTTGTTTGGTCTAAGGCCGTTGTTTAACTGTACTTTTCGCAAGAACTTAGAGAAATTCTTAGACTCATCGATCTTCTTTAACTCACCGATGGCATAATCACCAACAATATGATTAATTAAAGCTGAACGATTGATTCCTCTATAGTCGCATATAGCATTGATTTGCGAAAGTATATCGTCGGGCATATACACAAGTATCTGTGTAGTCCCTTTTCTAACGCCCATTATTCCTCGTTAGCTAACTTAGCAAAGTAACTCATTGTGTCGTCGTCATCATCAGATACTTCTGCTGCTTTTGGTTGAGGAGCAGGAGCTGTTTCATCCAAAGCAACAGTTTCACGAGTTGTTCTTGGCATTGCTTCACCAAGTACATTTGCTAGTTTGACTTTGAGTTCATCATAACTCTTATAGTTAGCTGGATCTACAAATTCTCTAAGATCATAGAGAGTATTGTATACTGCTTTTAACTGATCATCATCACCAGCTTTGAAAGGTTCAGGTGATTTGAACTCAGACTTATCATAGTTACGATAACCTTCAACTTGACGAATTTTCAATTGGAAATCCGCACCACCCCAGAAGTCAAAAGGATTGACAGGTTGTTCACCAGGAAACTGAGGTTGCATAAGATCCATGACTTTGTCAAAGATTTTTTTACCGAAGGTGTATAAGAATACTTTACCTTCGTTCTGAGGAGCAGATGGATCAGACACGACATAAACGTTTGATACATAGTGTAGTCTACGCTTACGTTCTCTAACTGTCTGTTTATCTTCTTCTCTTCCACTATTCCAAAGTTTAGTGTTCATCTCTGATACAGGATCTTGTTGACCGATTGATGTAAGAGATTTTTCAATGTACCACATTCCGGTAGGACCTTTGAAACCGTGATCCCAATATCTTACCCATGGTAGTTCATTGCCTTCAGCTGCAGGTAGGAATCGCAGAACAGCGTAACCGTTCCCTGCTTTGTCGACTGTTGGCTTCCAGAAACGATCATCATTGTAATCTTTCTTTTCACCGCCTCCACCAACTTCTTGAGCTGCGTTAAGCAACTTTTGAATTTGGTCATTACTTGTTTTTAAATTTTCAAATGACATTGTATTTTCCTTATATTGTTTTGTATTACTGAATTATCCACTTTATGCATAATATAGTCTATTGTACCACAATTTTAAGTAGGAGTACACTACTTTTTTAAATATATCCATGCTACTAAAACTTCTCTAGTACCACGAATTATTGGAGTAACTTGATGAAACCTACGTGAATTAAAGATCACAGTTTCACCAATGTCCAATTCGATTTGAGTGACGTTTCCATCTTCTCTATCCCATATAAGAAGATTGCCACCTTCTAAATCATCGGATCTATTTATCAAAGTTATTGTCGAAAAGATCCGATTATTATATATGTCTCCGTCTCTACCTATCCAATCTCTATGTTTAATAAAGTGTCCACCTGTTTCATACATAAGATAATTGAACTCGTTAACATAATGTTTTTCTTTAAAGAGTTCTGGATTGTGTATTACAACTAAATCAAGTAAAGCATCGCATATATCTGGAAATTGTGTATGAGATATTTCTTTTACTTTTGCTTTCCTTTGATCCTTATAAACACCTTTTTGTTTTGAGTTAACAACACTTGCTTCATGTGATCCAACAGTATCTTTAAAATACTTTAAATCATCAATCATATCTTCTGTGAGTACAGAAGATTGTGTAAATATAACGTCTTTCAAAATAGAGTATTACGTTTAGGTATAAAGTTTAGCTCCATTGCTTCACTTTCAAGCTTACCTTTAATAATTGGATTAATATATTTACGTGAGTCTTCAACTTCAATCTTATTCTCTTCACAGAGATAAATGATTGCATCCATATAACTCATTTTTTTCGTTCGAACAATTGTTTCAATCATTTCACTAAATTTCTTTTTCGTCATGAAAGGAGTGTTTGTCATTATATAGCCCTCAATAATATCGTATCTGTATTTATCCTTCCATTAGCAGGACGTTTTTTAGTAGTCAAATTATCAAGTGTTTCGTCAATTGTTTTATCTGCACGACCAAGTATGATAGGTAGTATATCATCTGGTTTTCGTAGAGTTGTTTGTGTAGATTTAACTGGATCAAAGTTCTTTATGGTTGAACCACTTACTTCAAATCCAACATCTGTTGCAACAAGTTTAGTCAATACTTTATTCTTTGTATTAAAAGTATATAATCGATGACAACCAACAATCAATATAGGATTAATTGATTCAAGTTTATATTCGGTATCACCTTTCTTATACTTCATCTTTGAAACTTGCTTATCTGCAGATTTTACTGTCTGCTTCTTAACTCTACGTTGCATGATTGATGTATGTTTAATTCTTTCGAGATCTTGTAACATAGTCTCAAAGATTTTAATTCTTTTCTTTTTCTCTTGAGTAGATATATGTTCATATGATTCTACCATGAAATCGTCTGTCTTGTTAAGAGCAGCTTTGTATTGCTCATAGTCTGGTAGTATCCAATCTTTGACTTGTTTTGTAGCAGCACCTTTCAAACCATTCACTTGAAATGTATTGTAAAGATTGATGTCATAGTCTTCGCCTCTTATCCATGCATCATACAATTTATCGATCTCAACAAGTACAGTATCAGCTACTTTCTGTGCAAGTCTTTCAGAAATTGAAATGACAGAAGCAGATACTTTTACAGGAATGTCTTCTTTCTTTTCTTGTTGGTATGATGCACTTTCTAATTTCTTTTCGAAGTATTCACTGATATAATTAAAAGCATACTCAAAGTCTTCTTTACGAGCTAATCCAGTGTTATACCAGAAGATCGTAGCAGCCACATCAGCAGCCCTCAAGTACTCATCTGGTAAGGATAATAGTTTTTCCTTATTTTTCCTTGGTACATTCTTTTTAATGTAATCTTTAATGATCTTAGACTTGTCTTTAGAATCTATCTCTTCATAGAAATAGTATCGACATTTATTGAACGAGTCAAGAGGTACTGCAGCAAGTCCAGTTTTTCTCTTAGCTCTTATTTGTTTTCTTTTTCTTGCCATGAAATACCTCGTAAGTTAAATCTAAATATCTTTGTTTTTTCCAATATAAATTATGGAGAAAGTCTTCCATCATATATGCTTCATGTTCCCATGGTAGTTGACGGTAAGATGCTTCATCATAACATGCTCCAGTTCTATGCCACACATTGTCAGTTGGTTTTATTTCACCACGTAAATATTGCTTAGCATGAACCAATTCATGAGCAAGTGTCTTTGCTACATCGTCAACTGTATAATCACCTAAGTAATTTGGATGACTTCTACATAAATCTATATACACTTCGTTCTTATCACCATGACAATAGCCAAGATCAGTTTGTTTTGAAGCTATTTTAAGATGTACATCTACTTCTCGTACTAATTTATTTTTAAAGAAATGATTCAATATATCATTCGTATATTGTTCAAAGCGTTTTTTCTGTGGCCATCTACCATAAAAAAATAGATTAATCATTACCATGCACTCAAGTTAGGTGTAAATCGATCTTGTACTTCTCGTTCAAGTTCAATGTAAACATTAATTAGTTTACTTTCACTCTTTTCTCTTTTTAAAACAATATCGACTAGAGTATCAAGAGTATGTTTGTGTCCAAAGGAATCAATTCCATATTGTACTACTTTACGAAACCTTTCCTCAGTATCCTTTCGACTATCTTCCTCAATCAACTGTTGTCGATATGACATTTGTTGATTGTAATTGTTCAGTTGTTCCCAATCATCAAAACTCATCGTCATCGTCCTCCTTAGGATCATCAATTTTAGAATCTAATTCTTCGACAGAAAAGACTTTAGATTTATATTCAGGCAGAATATCAACGCTTTTGAGTTGATGTGTCCATTCATAAGCTTCTAAGATTTCTCGAAGATCTGCTGGACCAATAATCCTAAGTAATGCTCTGAGCAATTCATCCTTAGGTATTCTTTTGCTTTTCACAGCTTCGAGTACCTCAACGTTTAGATTTATCATATGTACCTCCGTAATATAGATCTATTAGACCATAATATATAAGTATTGTAAATAAATGAATCTGTAATAAAATCAATCATTTAGCACAAGTAGTTGATAATGTTGCAGATTTTCTTTTTTAATAAAATCAACAACTTAAATATAAATAGAACTATGGACGAATTATTTGACTTTGGATTTACTGCTGTAACAGAAGAAGAGCTTGAAGTAGTACAGAAAGCTTCTGCTGAAGCTGAGACTGCGTCTGCTTCTGTGGCTACTACACAAGATAAATTAGATAAACTATTCAATGCAATACAACCTCTTCTCACTAACCTCAAGAAAAATCCTGAGAAAAATTATATATATTGGCCTAATCGTTTAGACAAAGTAGAGCAGTTTGAAGACCACATACAAGGAATCTATAAAAGCTAATCTCTCTTCTTAAAGAGTAGATCATGATCACCGTGTCTAGCTATAAACTTCCAACCTAGTTTAGACATACTTTCTTTTACTGCTTCTTTTGTCTCTACGCTTTCAATAAAAGCTAATCCTCTAGATCTTTTTAAAAACTCTTGTGCTCCTTCAATGACTTGAACTTCGTGTCCTTCTACATCGATCTTTACAAATCCAGCTACTTCAGAAGGAAGCAAATAATCAAGTGGAACTACATGTCTTTGAACAATATTACCTCTTTCGCTTCGAGCAAATTTGGTTTCGACAATAGCATTCACCGAACCTGCAGTAGGGTATTCCATAACATCTACTTGTCCAGGTTGATTGCTTATACCTACATTTAAACAATGAATGTTTGTATAAGGTTCTGTATTTTTTACGAGACATTCATAGTTTGTTGGAGTTATTTCAAAACAAAATATTCTCTTAAACATACTAGCAAAAGGAATAGCAGTATGACCAAAATTAGCTCCAATATCTACGTATGTGTCTGTATATCTTATATGTTTTTTAAGAAAATTCGTTTGACCTTCATACATTTCAGCTCTTCTATTCAAGATAGAAAGATTACTATACCTATCATATTTAGGTACGTACCAATCACCTACTTTTTTCATTTTTTTCTCCTAAAGATCTTATCCCAATTCTCATCAAATTGTTTCTTTGGAACTCCTAGAGGACGCTGCTTGCTTCCTTTTCCAGCCATATTGGTAACTCCCTTCCAGTATATCTTGCCATATACATTTTTTCGTTAATATAATACTTGCGATATGCAATCAATGAATCTTCATGCTTACAATAGTCTGGCATTGCAGGTGTAGGTTGAGTAAATTCACCAATAGGTATATTTGCTGGTGTCTTCACGAGATCTACTGCTAGTTTCATAAATGTTGCATGTTGCTTTTTGTATCTATACGTGTATTCTTTACACAATTCATTCCAAAGTTTAAACAACCATTTGTAGTTTTGATTTGAAGCACGTGTCCACACTGCACTTGGATGATTAATGTGGCATGCTTTGTATATAACACGATCTAGATATACATCTGGAAGTTTGTATCGCTTGACTCGTCGACCATTCTTTGATAGATCAAAGTACTCCTTACCATCTAATACTCTATGAGCAGTAGACATAAGCTGTGCATATTCGACAATCATCTTGACAACATGTTTGTCTAGGTGATACTGTGCACAGACTTTAGGATCTTTGTCTAGATAAAAAATGTTCATGATCCGAGTGCTCTAAGCACTCCTTGTGCCATAATAATAAAAATAACTGTATTCATAATAATCAATGCTCGATCTTTCCATACGATTGATACATATAGCCAACAAACTGTACCAGTGAGTGTGCATAGCATATCAATCATATAAAAGACTTCATTAAATCCAGCTGACCGAAAGGTGATCGCTACCAACACCATGATGGTAGCGAACCACTTAACATACCAAACTTTAGGCTGCTTCAGCATACTCCACCGCAGTTTGTAAAGCTTTAGCTTTTAGTCTTTGATTGTAACCAAACCAAGATTGCTTGATTCGACTGTTTACATCTCTACCCATTTCATGGTCAGTAAGGTAAGTTACTGCATTAAATGCTTGCCAGAAAGAACCTTCAGCATAAGTTGCACCAGGTTGAGTATTGAGTATTTGTAATGCTCTATTTGCATTATTACTCAATTCTTTCTTAGCTTCACCTTTACCACGATAACTGATAGGAAATACATTATCAAAGTAATCAGTAATGGATTCCTTAGTATATCTTTTTGAACCAAGAAATTCTGCCATTTCCTTGTAGTTTTCAAGTTTAGCGTGAGCAACACCAAGCATTTCTTTGACCATCTCACCATTAAAGACATTTTTGTGATTGACTTTAACACTGTTTTTTGCTGATGTTTCAAGAGAAAGAGTAAGAGTGTTGTTACATACTACACGAATTGGTGTAAATCGAACATCAATTGCTTTACCATATTGATGTGGATTAGAGAAAAGCAAATAGCTTTCAACAGTATCACCATTAAATAGTTCGAATCCATCGTTCACTTTTGCAAGTGCCCAAACCATTTTACCATCATCAAGTGATCCAGCTGTATGCATTTTCATATCACCGTTACTTACAAAGTCGTTAAAGAACTCAAAAGCTTCGATGTTTTGAACTGGATTCCAGTCTGTACCAATCACATCTAACAAAGTGTTATCTGATGTACGAACCAGAGCTTTTTTGCCAGGTATTTCAATACCAGTTGAAGTGACTAAGTCTTGTTTTTCAACTGTCCAATTTAGATTTGCTGCTCCGAGCATCTCGCCTGGATTAAGACAATCTTCTACAGGTACACCGAGTCCATGCCAAGGAACCTGACCAGCGTACGCCATTGTTTCTACCATATGTGCCATTTTTTCTCCTATTTCGTTTTAGATGTATCTATTGTACCACAGTACAAATGATATGTACAATTTAAATCTTTAATAAAATCAATAACTTAGATATTTTTTTTAGTTTTTGTGTCTCGAACTTGAATTTTGACGTTATCTGGTGCATCTATTTTTAGATCATCATGATTATGATAGAGAATAAATTCTGTATTTTTAAATTCTTTAAAGATCTGTGGCCATATAGGACGCCAATTACCAATGAGTCGGTAGTTATTCTGATTCGATCGATCAGAATTAAGATATGTATCCGTAGATGAACGAATATTAAAATCAAATAGAGTATCAAATCCGTACATATGAATTTGTTTACCTTTTAGTTTGTTTGCTGAATAGTGTACAGCCATGTGGCCACAATTAAAGTTTGTAGCATTACCAGCATACTTAGGTACAGTCTGATAAAATTCTTTTATACAATGAGCATACTTCATATAAAAGTCTGGCTTCATTTCCATCCAGTGTCTAGGTCTTGTACCTAATACCCATGAATACATGTCTAATTTTACGTTGCCTTCATGCAAACATGCCATCATTTTATAGTCAACCATACATGTTGCATATACATTCTCTATTGCAAATGCTGGCATATTACATACGATCTTTAATCCTTTGGCTGGAGTATAAAGTGTAGCTAAATCACCATTGCCAATGATTTGTATTATTTCTTTAGCTTCCATCAATCATCTCTTGTATTTTTAATTTACCTTTATGTCCTGTCCAATGATATATAACAGGATCTTTCGGTACTGTTTTATCAATGTGTTGCACTCTTGTTACATTATACTTATTTGGTAAGTCTACTATGTGTATCATTCTTTTAATAGGAGTATCGAGAAGATAATGTAAAACGTCTTGGTCACCTGGATCAGCAGTGCCTAACATTCGACCAATTTTTACTCCATCTTTACATGCTTTATTCCACATGTCGAGT